CCATGCTCGGATGTATTGTTCTTCTTTCATCGTTTATCTCTGAAAATGCGTTCAACTTTTTTGCGTTCAATTCTTTTATGCTCAGGCTCGTAAGTAAATGCGAACCCAAGCAAGAAAGAACCTACTGCACAAACTATTGTAATTGTGAGTGTGATATTATCCATAATTATTCTTCAATAAGTGGAGAACCAATTGTGGTAGGGTCAATATTTAAGCTACCAATAGGTACTTGATTTGAACGAATGTACACATTTTGCATTATAGGGTCATTGGTTGGCTCGAAGTCCATGAATACCCTTTTCTCATCTTGTGTAAGAACACCATCAAGTTTTTCAAGAATAGTTGCTGCATCTAAGAAGTTTTGCTTCATCTCAGGATAAGCATCCACATCAAAACGCAAAATGTATTGTGCTGGATTAATATTCATTGTAGGGGCTAACCAAGCAAGCATTTTCTCCAATACTTTTGATTGCAACGGAATAACGCAGTTGATAATCATTCTGCGAATAAAGTGAGCCAAGTTACTCTCGGTCAAGTTATCAGAGTTTAAAAGCACATAAGGATAGTGCCATAAACGGCAAAGTTGCTCGGTAGATAACTTACTCATTTGTCTTAAATCCAAGTCAATGTTACTTGTAGATAGCTTTAAGTAACCCATCTTAGTATTTGAGAAAGCAATACGACCTGTATTAGCAGAGTTATAAACTTTATCATAAACTCGGTCTTGCAAGTCTTGGTATCCTGTACCACTAATATCTTGAACATTAGGGTCATCAGTGTATAACATACCTACTGCACCACGAGTTTCGTAATTCTCAATAGCTACTTCTTCTCCTGCGTTAGCCTTTTGTAGGACACGAGAGCCAGCTTGCAAAGGAGAGAATCCACGAGGGATGCTATTAAAGTTAGTTTCGTTAGGATTAAATGAACGGAACGATAAAAAATACTTAGGGTCAATGTTTTTAACATTTAAAGAAAAAATATTGTACCCAACGATTTGCCTGAAACCATCAGTAACGATTTGGTAGTCATTTGCAGCAATAACATGAAGTCTTGCAATTTTACCCTTTTTAATCGGGTCTTCTTGTGCATAAATACCAACATCCCCTAAAAGTAAGTACCAAGAGAAAATAGATTCAAAAAACTCCTTAGTTGTTTGGTAGTTATTAGGGGCTCTCAATAATTGAAGAATTGGATGTTCTTCCAATTCCTTTAAGTTCTTTTTCTTAATTGTGTTAGCTTCCATGATACTTCTATCATTTGGTCGCATCATTAAGGATTTGTATCGGTCAGCCTTCTTTACATCAACCTTGCTTGCCTGATACAATTCAAGAGGCACTTCAACGGCACGAGAGGCAATGTCGCTAATAATAGCATAAACATCCACATTCTTCTCATATCCATTTTGAATAGCATCACGATAGTCAGCATTGTACAAGGAGTAAGTTTGACCTCCCATAAATATTTGTTGTTGCTTCATACTTTGGCTCGCAACACTAATGGCTTTTTTGCCAAGAAAAAAATCAAATAATCCCATTGTTTAAAAAATTAAAAGTTTCTTTTTAGAATACTTCGTATAAACTGCATATCGAATAGCATCAAGTGCGTGGTTAAAATCATCTATTGGTTTATTGATTGGTTTACCACCAACAGTAAGCCATTGATAATTGTCCACTTCTTTTTTGATATTCTTCGACCTACGAGTATAATACACCTCATACTCCCGTAATTTTGAGATACCAGCATTAACGGAATCGTTCCCTTTTACTGCTTTAAGAACTTTGATTCCAGCTCTCCTTAATTCCTCAATTGATTTAGGGTCTGCACTATCGGCATAAATCTCTCCCAACTTATCGGGATACATTTCAATCCTTTTAACCAAATCGGAATTAGTTAATCCTTTATCGTAAATTACTTCGTCAAGGTACAACTTATTACCAATTTTAGCAATTCTTACCAAAGCAGTCGGGTCGTTAGAAAACCCAAAGTCAAGTCCACTAAAAATAACATCTGCATCTTTTGGGAAAAACTCACACACTTGCCAATCGTGATAAATCAATGATTCACTACTTGGCTTAGGATTTTGCTGATAAAGTGATTCAAAAGTAAATGGCTCATTCTTCTTGACACGCAACAACTTCTCGGCACTATGTTTAGCCTCCCATAAAGCCTCACCTTCCTTGCGATGGTCATAATCATTCTCGGCTCTCTCACGAATAGCAGGAAACTCAATAATAGTCCAATCATCATCCCTTTCAAGTAAACGACCAGCTAAGTCATCATCGTACCACCGAGTTTGGATAATAATTTGTGCAGAATCGTTGTGTAACCGAGTTTCAAATACATCGGTGTACCAATTCCATAATTGTTCCTTAATAATCGAAGATTGAGCCTCTTGTCGGTCTTTTAAAGGGTCATCTATGATACCTAAGTCTACGGCAGTTCCTGTTAATGAACCACCACGACCTACTGCCTTTAAATAACCACCACTTCCAACAACTTGGAAAAACTCGGCAGTTCTAATTGCTTCACCTTTCTTTTCACTAACACGAGTATTAGGGAAAAGTATCTTATACTCATCACTTGTAATCCTTCTTTGAATCTCAGCACTAAATTGTTCAGCTAAGGTTGCGTTATAAGAAGCAAGGGCAATTTTTAAGTTAGGTTTCTTACCCAAGGCATAAGTCGGGAAGCTACGAGTTGACAACTCAGACTTACCGTGCTGAGGAGGCACAAATATCATTAACTTCTTTATCTCTCCATTAAGCACCTTATCTAAATGGTCAGCAATGACTTTGTGAAACCATTGCATATCATAATCAGGCTTAATGTACTTTACAAAGTTGTCAAACGACCTCCTCGAAATCTCTCTCCTCAATATCTCTCTCTCGTAGTTCAGAAAGTCTTTGTCTAATTTCTTCATCGCTTAATTGTCTTGGGTCTATAATATCTTCTCTAACTACTTTCTCCATTTGGATAGCTTGTAAAGCCTTACCATGTTGGAACTCTAACATGAACTGAGTATTCTTCATCTCACCATTCTTAATATCACCTAAGATGGCATTGGCTACTACTGCAATAAATCCTGGGGTCTGAGTATCACTTGCTACTCTTTTGATTTCACTAACAGTCATTGATTGCACCAAAGCAGTAACACTCATTACATCATGCCTACTTAACTTGACATCAAGAATATCTCCTGCCTCCTCAATAACCTTACGAATCATACTCTTTGGTCGCCCATTAGGATTACGAACCTCACCCTTTTGAATAGGCTTTAAGTTCTTAATACTATTTGGATGAACCTCTCTTTTCTTTTCTTCACTCATAAGTGTAGTTGTTTAAGGGTTTCAAATTGGGTTTGTATTTTTTTAAAACGAAATCAGAAATCAAAACATTTTCTAAAATTGGCTAACCGAAAACATATTACACTATATATTACACTAAGTAGTATAATAATATATAATATATATCTTTTCTTATTTAGAACAAATCTAAATAACATCTAACTCCTTAAAAATCAATTAGTTAAATGTGAGTTAGACCCGATTTTTGCCTTATTTAGACTCAATCTTAATAACGATTACACCACAAACATAACACTTCTTATTTAGATTCAATCTAATTTCATTGTTTTTGCCTTATTTTTTACCACGAGTGTTTACAGGTATTACCCAAATTTTCTTAGGTTTTTTATTTTGGGTACCCACACCCATACCACCCCCCCCCTTTTGCTCTACGACTTTTTCAGTGTACACCCCTGTAATGCTCCAATGTAGCCCAATAAAGCCCAATAACACACTTGTAAGGGTGTACCTATGTAGTTAATAAGGTGGTAGGTAGTGGAATAGGTGGGAGTAAGGGGGTAGCCCCTAATGGTTTTCTATTCTTTACTTGATTTAATCCTAGTATATATCATTACACCTTAGTCCAACACACACCCCCAAAGAGAGTAACACAAAGCAAGTCCAAAGGATACACCAAAGAGAGCACACACACTAAGCCAAAGAGAGCAACAAATAGAATACAAAGTAGATAGGATAAACCTTGTTTATAATCAATCTAAATAAATAAAAAAGGTATTCATTGCATAAGAAAGGTAGCTATTTAGATTGGTTCTAATTTACGCAAACTAATAGCTTATTTAGATTGGTTCTAAATAGATAGGATATTTAATTTAAGGCACTAAATCTTTGATTTAAGACACTTTGTATAGTTAAATGATAAATCATAAGGGAACACCAAAGAAAGTCCAACAGAAGCAAAATAGGGGTTTTTAATGGTGTTCTATTGTTTCGGTTAAATAGGGTATTAATCTACCAAAATATAGCCTTAATTTATTTAATTAATGTTTACGGCAATAGAAGATATACTTTTTAATTATACTCTATCTTATACTCAATAGTATACTAAATAGTATAATAAATAGTATACTAATTGGTAATTGGTAAAAAATGGATTTATTTTAATTATGCAAGTGTTTAAGAAAATATTTTTAACCTATTGAAAAAAAAATATTAGTAAGCTATTGTATTATTGTATACACTTATTATATTTGCATATAATTAAACACAAACACAAACACAAATAAACACATTATGAAAAATCAAGCAACACAAGAAATTTTAGATTTAGCTAAAAAAATAGCTATTTATCAGGGGTTTAAGGGTACTCCCAAACAAGTAGAAAGATATTTAAAAATGTACCAATGTGACTTGCAATTAATGCAACAGTACGCGAAAGATAGAATTAAATAAAAATCAACATGGGGCTAATAACCCCCTTTAAAATCTTTTAACATTAAATATTAACCACATGAAAACCCCAACAAAACACGAAATTTTAGCCCTCTTTTTAGGAAATGACTACCAACAATTTGAAGCAAAA